CAATACAAAAACTTGGTTATCTGAATCGTCTCCTACTGGGAAAGTCTTAGTTTTAACTGTACCTTCCTTTAATGTAATATTTGGGTTTCCGTAGTAATCTTTGAATACATATTTTCCGTTGTCATTAATTGCGATATAAGACTGCATAGTCTTAAACCCATAATTAACTTGTTCGACGTCAGTATAGAAATCTGTAAACGTATTTAAAGTTAAAGTATCTGGACCATTTGGAATTTCTACCGAAACGTTCACAACAGCAGTGGCAGCAGTGGCAGATTTTGGAGTATACCCTAAAGCTTCTGCATGCGCTAGAACAGAAGAGCGCAATTGAGCAGAAGACAAGAAAGACTCGTTGATTGCCATATTAGCAATCAAGCCATTAATATGTGTATTGTATGCTAGAACGTCTAGAATATTCGACAAACCACTTGCTTCAAAGTCATAGTCAGCGAATTCGTTTTGCTGTTTTAAAAACGTCTTTAATTTATTTTTAATATTAGCAAAGTCTAGATCAGACGATGAGATTGTCATTTATCGGTTCCTCGAGATTGTTACGTTCACGGTTACGTTCTCAAGAGTAGTTAATACTTGAAACACAACAGTAATATCAACAGAATTATAATCTGGGCTAAAGTTTGCGGTTACGTTTAATACTTTAGCTCTACGTTCGTGGTTATTAATAGCAGTCATGACATATCTTTTAATGTCATCTTCGTCAACTTCTGTAGTAAGAGAGAATACTAAATCATATAACCCTGAGCCAAAGTATGGCTGAAAAGGTTTTTCTCCCCTACGAGTCAACAAGAGGTTCTTCACCGCTTGTCGTACTGCTGCAGCATCAGTTTTCTTATAAAGATCTCCCGATGGTTTCGCTACAAACGCGCAATCAATATCGCTGTACGCCTTTGGTACAGATGAAGTGATTGGTCTGTTAGAAAGATTTCCATCTTCTATAGAAAATGCTTTTGCCATTTTAAACCTTAAACTCTTTTATGTTTATTTATACTGAAAGTTTTAGGTCAAATGAAGTGGGAACGCCTATTAATTCCAAAACGTCGCAGAAGGTGAGTGTGAGTAAGTCCAAGAGTTTGCCTAAGCCAATCTTGTCTAGGAATTTTTTGATCTTTTTTACCCACATTAGAATTAGTTCTTTTTGCCATTGGGCGAACCATTCAAGGGCTTGGCGGCTCAAGTCAGCTATCAGCTCTTCTCCTTTAATGGAGTTCTCGTCTATTTCGCCGCCGATTATATCTAGGAGTGGTTTGCCAAAAATTGTTATCTTTTCCAATTCTTTTTTAACATAACCAGCTACACTGAAGTTTTTTAAGTCTTCGATATCCTGTTTGGTTTTATCTACCTTATCCTTCAGCCTTTTCATCTCATTTTCAGCTTTAGTTTTAAGAGCCTTCAATTGAGCGTCTAACCAAGATTCGAAATCAAACGTTAACAAGTCTGGAATACTAGGTAGCCCTAGAGCATCCCAAACGGATTTAAACTTCTTGATTAACTTATTGAAAGCTTCTACAAGCAAGCCTGTACAGAATTGTATAACTTTATTGAGGAAATATTGCCAAGTGAGTTTAGCCTTCCATTCGTCGCATTTAACACCCCACTCTCCATCGTAGAAACGTAGTGGCTCTGGAAGCATAGCATAGAAATGATCAAGCTTACCTTTAATTTGATCCTGAACCTTTTTCTTTTCTTCGGCTGTAGCTATTTTAAGAAGGTTGATCTCAATACCTAATATATTAACATTAAAGTCAATAGGAATAAGTTTTGAAATCATCTCGAGCATTTTAGTCGGGATGTAGATATGGTATTGCTGAATTAATTCGTCCCAAGCGTCTTTAGCTTCTTTTTGCCAATCGCGAACCTCGCCTTTCTCCCAGAAAGGAGATAGAATATCAGAAATCTTTTCAATAACATCTTCAATGTCTTTAACGATTCTCATTAAATCGTCAATAACATCCTTCGCCATAGACTTAGCTTGGGCTACAATCTGGGCTTTTATCTTGCTAGGAATCTGTAACAGTTTATTAAAGGCATTTACAATATCAGCTTTAGTAGGTAATGTACCAGAGCACTCTAGTTTAAATCCTTCTAGAGATACAGTAATGATACCAAGTCCAGCAATTAAATCCGCATCTCGCTTCGATATAGTAGGGATATCTGTACTAGGGACAGGAGGAAACTTTACTGATAATTCTTGAGAAGGAAATACTTGTCCTACGTTATAAAAAGGTAAAGGTATCTCAGGAAGTTGAGCGAAACCTGTAAACACAGTTTTGTTACCCAAGTTGACTCGGCTAACAAGTTTGCCCCCGATATACAGGTTTTCATTGACACCTTTAATTTCCACTTATCGAACCTTAATAAGAGCTTTTCTAGAGTAAGATACAGGTTTAAGAACCCCATACAGGTATATCCTCATGGTTGTTCTTATGGTCACAGAGATATCTTGGCCAGAAAATGCGTTAGGGTCTACAGTGAGAACCTTTTCTTCTCCTGGATCAAACGCATGCCAACCTGTTTCTACCCAACCAGTGGAGTCTGCTAAATCAGCATCAACTTGACTTTGATAGAATACCTTTCCGGCTTCATCTACTAATGCCACCCATTGGTCTTCAGGTATGTAGTCTTTATCTTGACCGATAGCGTCTACGTTTGTTGGGTTTTCTGCTCTGGATTTTGGCCAAACAGGGATGTAAAATTTAGGAGAACCGTCAGGACTATACCAATCAGAAGGATCTGTAGGAGTAGAAGTTGTACTAGGTAAGTCGCCTAGTTCGCCAAAGTATGGGATTAATATAGAACCAAGAGGTCTAGTAAGATTATTTAAATCGTCTACAGTACCGTATGGTGGCACTTGATATAGATAAAAACGTTTATCGTTACCTTTAGCACCAGCCCCAAAATCCCATTTAACACTATCTGGATCATTATAATCTATCTTATCATATAAACCACCCGAATAAACTCCATTCAGTTCTATGTTGGTTTCAACTCCTGCTGGGAATACCATAGTTTCGTATTCTTCGTTGTAGTCTACCAAATACCCACCTTGGTGTCTTTCAGAACCTGCAATCGCCCTTGTCTGAGTTGGAGTACCATTTATAATAGCATACCTTGAAGACAACTCTGAGTCAGGAGTACCACTATCACCTAATATCACAACAACTCTACCATAACTATGTAATCCATGATAGAATGTAACTTGTTGACCTGGATCTACGTAAAGCGTTTGATTTATCCCAACCGAAGTAGAAAGCCCTTGATTTAAAACTGCGGGTTTAGAAATAGCTAACCCCCACCAACGTATTCTATCTTCTAATGGATCTGAGGCTGATAGTGGATCTGTATTAAAAAATACTAGAGGCGCACTAGGACTTATATCCCTCTCTTCTCCTCCAGCAAAATTAATGTTAATATTTAAATCTCTCGAAGCAGTCCCGCCAACAACAGTCTTACCCGAAACTGAAACTCGAAGTTTACAACTTCCACTTAACGGTATTGTTGGGTCTAAATGCATACTGTCTGCATACCAAATCTTAGTGCCCCAGTTTTTACTGTGTTCATGGAACCTCATACTCCAGTTCCCTTGAGCCCATTTCGTTTCGGATCCTGGAGTTATTGTGTAACTAAGCTTAGTTCCTCCATAAGATGTACCCAAGAAATAGTCTATTCCATCGACATTGGTACAATCTGGATTTGTGTCTTCCCATTGTTTTATTGTTCGGCTATATGGTATAGGCTTTCCGTTAATTTCTAATAATTCTAAACTTAAATTATAACTTTCGCCTTCTACTGGAACTTTTTCTAACCAACGACCAGTGGCATAAACTACTCTGTTAATTTTACCCCCAAGTGGATCAGGAGAAACTCCATTAGCGTATTGCCAACTATATAATTCATAAGTTCCGTCATACTTGAAACCAAAAACTACAGAGACATATCTTGGCTTATATGCTAAGTATTGATCTGGCTTGTATAAAAGGTTTCTATCTGCTTCTGGATTATAGAAGCTTAATATTCTAGCACTGCCGTTTACTGTAATATCTTCTAAAGCAGGAGTATCTGGAAACGGCTCGGATAACTCTGATGGAGGAATAATCACTTCATTAGAAATTTCATTAGAATCATCTATAATAGAAGTTAATGGCAGACTTGTTACACGGAGTACGTTTTCTTCGTCAAATTCTTGGGCAGCATCTTGAATAATATCATCTTCTGTAATAGAAATCTTTTTCGGCTGCACAGTTTCTTCGGCAGCTTCTTCTTCTCCACCAGTAATAAAATATAATGTACTATCAGAATATTCCCCTAATGCGTCATACTCTTCCTGAGTACCCGACCAAAACTCTAGTCCGTGCCAATCTGGTTTTTTAAAATTATTTGTGTTTAAATCTTTTACACCATCAGCTATAATAGATGTGAGTGGATCTAATGCCATGATAATACCTTATGAATTAAGTTTTACAACGCCACCGTTGAGAGAAATAGTAGGAGCAGTTACGTTTACGTTTACAGAAGCCTGAACGTCGACTGATAATGCTGCCTCGATGTACACATTAGCGTTAGGTGCTTTAATGTAGATATCCTTATCCGCTTCAATATGTAAATCACCATTAGCTTTCATTTCGTAATGAGTACCAGTTTTATGCTGTTCGCGTATGCGCTCGGAGCCTTCGGTATCGTCGTACTCTTTATAATGCCCACGTTCAGTTTCGTACACCTTATTGAACGGATAGTTCTCGTCAGCTTTGTCGTTAGCGTCTCCGTCTTTAGGGATAGTGCCTATTACTAATGGCAATTGAGAACTATTTCCGTCTAGAAACATTCCAAAGACATTAGTACCTTTCAATATTCCGAGATATTGACCTTTACCTTCATGAACCCCTTCTGTTACAGGAACAACTATCTGAGCCCAAGGGAGATCTTCGTCTTTGATCTCATCGTATATACCCGAAACTTTTACTTTAACCCTTCCGAGTTTTAATGGATCGTCTAGGTCAACAACAACGCCAACGAACCAACGAGTCCTATCTCCATAAAATTCTATAAATGTACTTGGTATCATACTTCACCGTTAGATAGTTTTACATTAGTAAATGTTATTGTATACGCTTCTTTTCTGAAAGAGTGTTTGGCAGCAAATACCAAAAAGTCTCCGGACTTCTTAGCATCGAACTTATCCATATTCGCCCCTTCATCGTTTATATTTCGTAAGAACTTGACGCTCAACTTGTTGCCAATAGTGTTGTTACCTTCTTTTAAAAGAAAGTCCATTCCATTAACTGTCATGGTCATAGGCTGTTTCTTTAATAAAGAATCCATCGCTCTATTGATAGAGTTTAGCCTATACTGTCCAACCGAAGTGCTTTCTAGATAAGAGTTTGCTTCTTCAAATACGTTAGCGCCAGTTATTTGTACGTGTTTTCTACTTTGTATGCTATTAAAAGATTTACCATTTAATTTATACTCAGCAGAAAATAGCGGAGACTTAGAGACTTCTCCGTCGCCAGCTAATGTTAAGATAACATCTTTATTTAAATCGAACTTAACAGAATGAGTTTTATTCTCGGTCAAGTTGATATATTGGTGCTCTGCTCCGACTAACCCTTTCTTAATTAAATCAAATAGGTTTTCTGTATTTGTATAAGAATAGTCGAGTATCGTCCTACGCATCGTTCTTTCTTCAAACACTTCAGAATCTTTAGGTATATTCGTCTGAGTATACATGTAAGGATACTCGGAATTAGAAGAAGGTTTATCTATCATCGTCTTAAGATCCGCGAATATTAATTCTTCGGAGCCTAAAGCAGAGAACAAATAGAATGGATACCCTTTACTTGTACTTGCTCGGTTTTTAATCCAAGCCATCGCATTTAATGGAGTAAGATTGGGGACGATAACTTTAATGTCTTGCGATTCAGAATTAGAAGTTAATATTGGCTTACCAATAAAACTTTTACTAATCTTCTGGATAATAGAAGTAGGAGAACCGCTGTATGCTTTGTTTACATTCAATAGGTTAGAAGCGTATGCGTGCTCTTCTATCAAGTGAAGGATAACTTGCTCGGAATGCTCAGCACCCTTTGTAGAGGAGATTACTTTATCTACAAAGAATACTTTCTTTATTATCGGAGCAATTTCTGAATTAACTCGGAGCTTTATTGTAACCTTTTCTGCACCACTAATATCATACGCATCCATAATATTATGTTCATCGTTGAACGCGATAATACCACTTACATATGGCTTATCGATATGTTCAAATATCTCTATATCAGTAGTGACTGATTTTAATTCAGCTGGTCTGGCGTTTCTATCACTTTCCAGAAGTACTGATTCGAATATTACCGCAGTTGATTTTTCTAGCGCAGTTGGATTCATTATGACCTCATGGCATCACGAAAAGCTTGTACCACTTGATTCGCTACAGCTGGTTTCAAAACACGTATCTGACGCAATTCATCGTTTTGCTCAACATAATAATCTAGCTGAGTGACTTTGGTTATTAATTCTCCTGGACCAGTAAATGGATCGTAATCTACTATTTCACCGTTTGAGTCAATATAATAACGAGCTGCCAAATGTTCAGGGCTAACAGATTCGCTAGTAATTGTTTGAGCTAAGTTGTCTCGCGTAGTTAATAATTCTCCGGAGTAGAAAGTACCAGTAACATCATCAAGAACAATATGCCCTAATTTTAAGTCTCTGTATACAATAGTTCCTCTAGCTCCAGAAGTGTTACCTTTAATATTCTGACCTACTTTAAACTTATGCGCCAAGTTGTCGTGTGTTCTAATTACAACTCCTGGAAAATCTATTTTACACTTTTCTAAAACTTCATTATAAGTAACTGGCCAACCTCTATTCTTTATATTGTCATTCATTAAATAGAACAACCAATGTAACTCAGCATTTTCATATAACTTAAACGCTAAGTTATCTGGACGTTCACCAGTTTTGATATAATATGACTGATAGAAAGCGCCATTGTTTTTAATATCATCAATAATATCAGCATACAAACTGATATTTTGTATAGTAGCTACTTCTCCGTCTCCGAAAGAATATAGCGTTTTTGGGAAAGGGTAGAAATACGACATTAGTAACCCTCCATAACTGAACCGCGATCGATAGTTTTTTCTTCAACAAAGTTTAATGTCAAGTCAATCTCAGTAGGACGTCCGTCTTCGAAAAATGTCATAGTAGTTGGGTTGTAGTTAGTAGAGATGGCTCTTAAATAACACTTTTGGAATTTAGGTCCAAGTTGTCTTCCGTTAGCTTCAAGGATTATTTCAAACAAGTCTGGGAAGTTATAACCAACACTTACAGCGCCAGCTTGGATACTTTCTGGATATGCAGAGAACCTGAATCGATCTATAATTTTTTCTACAGCTTTAGCTTCTTCTTTAGATTTAGGTAGAAACTTAAACGAGAAAGTAAACTCCCTCAACGTCACTCCTTTAAACGCAGATCTAACGTTAGGGTTTAATGTTACAGCCAGACCTATACTTGCCGCACTAGAACCGACAGCACCTAATTTATCAGCACCACGAGCTAAAGCTGCTCGAGCTAAATCTTGATTACCAACCTTACCGAACAAATCTGTAACAGACTTTCTACCGTCGTCATACATAGCGCCAATAGCACTAAGCGCACCACCGCCAGAAGAAATAGCATTTAAACCAGCTTCTCCCATTCTTCCTAAAGAAGGAGTATCGTACTGGAACCCATCATTAAACGTGACTCCAGCAGGAAGGTACATCTTAACCTTTCCACCTCTAGGGATTGTTTGTCTAGCAGTAGGTGGAGGAGCGTTACTAGCTTCAGCTGCCGCTTCTTCTACAGCAGAAGCCGCCCCAACTCCAGTGGCTTCTTCCACGCCCTGTAGAGTGCCCATTACAACTTTGGATAAACCAGAAATAGCTGTCCTTATTAAATCTCCGCTAAATAACTTATCCAAGTTATCTTCTTGAGAAACGCTTGCTGCGTCTACAACGCCTGTACTCAAACTTCCTTTTAGCTGCTCACCCAAAGACTGATTCAAAGAAGGCGGGACTATTTTATATGGAATAATAGTCAATGACGCTCCGTAGCGATCTTGATTCTCTAAAGGATACACCAAATTGCCAGCAAATAAAGAATTTCCGTATGCACCCATTTCTGAGATCTCTGGGGTTTCTCCAGCTTCTCCAGCTTCAGCGTTTTCTTTTATATTTTGTTCGTCAGCCATTTAAACGGTCTCTATAAATACTTTCAAACTATTTATAACCTTCGGTGATAATGAAAACATATAAAGGTAGATACAAACCAAAGAACCCAGAGAAATATGCGGGCAACGTAGACGATGTAGTTTATAGGAGCATGTGGGAAAGACACGTAATGCGTTGGTGTGATGACAACCCTAATGTAATCTCATGGGTTTCTGAAGAAGTTATTATACCCTATATTTGCGAGACAGACAACAGACCTCATCGTTATTTTATGGATTTCGCTATTCAATTTGTAGACGGAACGAAGTTATTGGTTGAGGTTAAGCCAGCTAAAGAAACGAAAGCGCCTGTAAAGAAACAAGGGAAGTCTCGCAAAACTGTACTGAACGAAGGTATGACATATATCAAGAACCAATCAAAGTGGAAAGCTGCCTCTCAGTTCGCTAAGAAACAAGGTTGGATATTTGAAATCTGGACAGAACACGAACTCACTAAATTGGGTATTATGCCCAAATCAACTCAAAAACCTAGAGCTAAGAAGCAACTCAAGCCTCTCGCACCCTTCAGGAAGAAAAAGACTAAAAAATAGATATAAATAGTTCTACGAATTTTAACGGAGACTATAGTGTCTAATATCTTTCAAAAGCTAGAGATTGAAGCGTTCCGCGCAGGTATAACTCCTCGCACAAAAGAATCTCGCAAATGGTTCATGAATAAAATCAAGAACATGCGCAACATTAACAGAGAAAAGTTAATGGAGTCTGAACCGTTAAAGAAAAAGAGCCAAGGTGTAGTCGGTAACATGTATATGTTCTCGTACGACCCAAAGCACAAAGAAACTTTACCGTATTACGATTTGTTTCCATTAGTCGTAGTGATTGGTCCAGCAGAAGGCGGTTTCTTGGGGTTGAATTTACATTACCTTCCTCCTCAGTTAAGAGCTAAATTGCTTGACGGATTAATGGACATTACTAGTGACAAGAAGTTTAATGATTCTACTAAGTTTACAGCAACATACGCTTTGCTTGCTAGAGCGGCAAAATTAAAATATTTTAAACCTTGTGTTAAGCACTACTTGAATGATCACGTTACAAGTAAGTTTGCGTTAGTACCTGCCCCTGAGTGGGAGATCGCAACCTTTCTACCGACTGCTCAGTTCCGTAAGGCTAACAACTTTAAAGTTTACTCTGACTCGAAGAAGATGATCAATGGCTAGTATAGAACAATTAAAAAGTCAAATAAACAAGACTAATGGCATAGCATTGTCTAACCAATTTGCTGTACAACTACCCACTATCAAAGGATACGAGTCTCGTTCTTTAAATATTCTGTGTAAGTCGGTAACTCTTCCAGGAAGACAGATTACAACAAAAGATCGTCAAATAGGGCTGTTCACAGAAAAGGTAGCGGATGGCTTTATAGATGAAGATGTAAGTATGACGTTCTACGTTTTGAACGATTATCATACCAAGCTTTATTTTGACGCTTGGAAAGACTTGATTGTAAAACAAAAGAAAGGTGTAGTTGGGTACAAGAAAGACTACGCAAAAAGAATTACAATCCACCAGCTTCGTAAACCTGATGGGTCTGGCGTGCTAGGTCAAGAATACAGCGCAGGGTTTAGTGCCCTTGGTGGATTAATTAACGTTAATATAGATTTTTATGCTAACTCTATATACTCTGTAGATTTAATTGACGCATTTCCTACTAGTATGACAGCAATTGAAATGACTAATGATCCAGACGGATTAGTAGAGATGACTGTTCAGTTTTCTTATACTAACTGGGAAGTGAAGAAAGATTTGTTATCAACCTTGAACCGTGGTCTGAAGCTAGATTTGGGCGGTATTATTTAAACTATAGGACATATAATGGCATTACCAAAATTAAACTCGAACCCGAGTTATGAAGTGACAATTCCATCAACTGGCAAGAAAGTTTACTTTCGACCGTTTTTGGTTAAAGAGCAAAAGAATTTATTAATAGCGTTAGAAACACAAGATAGAAAAGATCTACTTCGAGCTATCGTAAAGACTATAGAAGCTTGTGTAGAAGAAAAGATTACTTCACCATTAACAACTTATGATGTGGACTATCTTTTCACAACAATTAGAGCTAAGTCAGTCGGTGAACAAACCGAGTTGGTATTCCAATGCGATAATTGTGAACACAAGAATAAAGTTGTAGTCGAATTAGACAAATTACAAATCGCCAATTTAGACCTTAGTAATATGGTGGCAATTAGCGATACTATAACAGTAAAAATGCGACCGCCTACTTATGAAGAGTTTTTAGGCAGCGAATCATTAGCCAAGTCGACCACTCAGTCGCAGCTAGTGTTTGAATTAATACTGTTATGTATGGAATCGGTTCATACTGAAGAAGAACTTATTTCGATTCAAGATGAAACGCGTGAAGATATTGTACACTTTATAGAGTCGATGACAGCAGCTCAATATGAGAAGTTAGCGAATTACATAGGGAACGTTCCTTATGTGTATAAAGATTTAGAGTTTGTTTGTAGTGAATGTGGTACTGAAAATAAAAGAACGTTACAGGGGATGGACGATTTTTTTTAATTAATCTCTCTCATGACAACCTAGTGAATTATTATCAGGTAAACTTTCAACTGCTTAATAATTTTCATTACTCGCTAGAGGAAGTCGAAATGATGATACCATGGGAGAGAGAGATTTACTTGAGTATGTTAATTGACGATATAAAGGAAAAGAACGAACGAGCAAAACAACAAAATAGGTAGAACAAAATGGCATCATTAGCCGATATAGTAGCAAAGATACAGGACGGAAACGTCAAGCTTGATAACATTGACGACGGGGTTGTAAATACTTTCGTTACAGTCGATAATATTGCCACACATTTAGTTCGCCTTGAAGAAAGTCGTAAGCAATCTGAAAACGAAAACTCCGGAGACAAAGCTGAAGACAAAAGAGACTCTGATGCGCAGAATACCGCTATCTTAAATGTACTCAAATCTATAGAAAGTAAGATTGGTAATGGAACAGGAGGTTCTGGCGGATCTTCAGCTATTAAAGATAATGTTGGTGCTGGTCTAGGCAAGATGATGGGTGGTCTTGCTATAGGTGCTAAAGGTATCGGCATGGCCACTGGTCTAGCTGCTATGGGTCTAGGCATCGGTGGATTTATTGCTGGTCTTGCTGCTGGCGATACACTTATTGATAAGTTTGATTTGGGTGATGGAAGTAAACTCAAAGGTGTTGTTAAAAACATAGGAGAATCAATAAGTTACCTAGACGCCAAATCTATTGCTGTCATGGGTGCGCTAATAGGAGCTAGTGCGTTAGGCGTTGGCGGCTTCAAGCAGGCTAAGAACTTGTCATTCCTCGGTTTAGGTATCGGTGGATTCTTCGTTGGGTTATCGGCAGGCGACACGCTTGTTGACGCAGCAAATCTAGGTGATGGTTCAAACTTAGTTCCATTAGCTAAAAACTTCACAGAAATGCTAGGTGTGATGGACGGAAAGGTCATCGCCGCCATGGCAGCATTAATAGGCATTAGTTCTCTTCCAGGGATCGGGCAGGCAGTCGCAGTAGGTTCTGTTGTAGGATTACCTGCTATCGGTTTAGGTATCTCTGGTTTCTTTGGAGCGTTAGCTGCAGGTGACTGGCTGGTCGGTAAACTAGGTGACGGCTCTAATATGAAGAAGCTGATGATCAACTCAGCCGAAGGTATTGAGAAACTAGTTTCTATCTCAGGAGAAAAGATCGCCTCGTTCGTTTCTGGCTTGGACGGTTTACCCACAGCATTATTAAAACTATTGGGCGCCAACGGTCTGGCTTCTATAGCAGGCTCGATTAAAGGTCTGTTTAAAGATGA